GGTAGGCGCGACCGCGCGGCAGGCGTATGAGCAGGCGCCGTCAGTCTGGGCGTATGCGGCGCGGTGCGCCGCGCAAGGGGCGAAGCGATGAGAGGCCGCAAAACCCTGCGCGAGGTCATGCAAGACCATCAGCGCAGCGAAGACACCCTAGCCGCCATCTGGGGCAAGCCGAGGCGTGAACTGCCGATCCCGGCGGCCCCGAAAACGCGGGCCAAGCGCAACCCTTCGCCGGCAGAGCAGCGCGAGCCGAGCGAGGCGGATATTCTGAAAGCGGTCATGTCGCTGTTGAAGCGTCATCCGAAGGTGGCGCAGTGCTGGCGGCAGAACAGCGGGACGTTCCAAGAGCGCAACCGGGACGGCTCGACGCGGTACATCCGCGCGAATACCGCCAAGGGAATGAGCGACATCATGGGTGTGCTGCGCGACGGCCGCACGCTAGCCATTGAGGTCAAGAGCCGCACTGGGCGCATGCGGCCCGGGCAGGGGGAGTTCCTCGCCACGATCCGGCAGGCCGGGGGCGTGGCGGGGGTTTGCCGCAGTGTGGACGATGCCGTCAGGCTGCTGGGGGATGCATGAGAAAACTGCTTCAACTTCCAAAAAAAGCAGATCGAATCTATAGAAAACCCCTGCGCACGTTTAAGGAAATGGCAGAGGAATTTGGTGTAAGCGAACAGGCTTTGGCTGTTTTTTTGGGGACAAGAGACGGTCCGAAACCGGAAATAAGATCAACAGGGAACTGCGTTGTAAATAGGACATGGTACGACCCGACTGAAATGCGCCGCTGGTGGAAAAGCATTCAAGAGCCAAAGGGTGACGCATGACTCGCAAGCGCAGCACCTACCGCCCCCGCGGCATCAACCCGACAGCCCACCTCGTCGCCATCACAGGTGCCGCCCTGCTCACCCGCGACGACCGCACCGTCTGGGCGCTTCAGATGTACGACGCACTCGACGCAGTGGCCCGGGGCAAGGCCCAGCGCCAGCAGTGGGGCGTGATCTTCGATGCCGTCAACCTGGCCGAGGAACTGGTCCGCATGGGCCTGGCGTCCGACCCTGACGGCGTGATCGCAGACGCGCAGGCAGCGTGCGCCGAGATCATCCGCAGGCAGCAGGCTACGGGGACGCGGGCGGTGCGGGCCGGGGAACTGGCGGCGCTGCGGTGCCTGGAAGCGGCGATGATCGACATCTTGGCCGCCGTCACGCACAGCGAGCGGTTCCGCGCCGAGGAGCGGATCAGGGTTCGGACGCGGGAGGCACAGGCCGGCAGGATCCCGGGCGCTGAGGTGATTGATCCGGCGGTTTTGGAGGAAAAATGACAACGAAACTCGACTTCTCAGCGCTCGCGCAGCGCCTGCTCATCAGCGCCGACACGCTGGTCCCCCAGTGGCTTCCTGGCGGCAAACGCAGGGGCCATGAGTGGGTCTGCGGCGACCTGACCGGCGGTGAGGGTGACTCCTGCTCCGTCAACCTGCTCAGCGGCCGGTGGGCCGACTTTGCCGCTGGCGACAAGGGCGGCGACCTGATCGACCTGTACGCCGCCATCCATGAGATCGATCTGGGCGAGGCGTACCGCCAACTGAACGGCGCGCCAGCAGCGCCAGCGAGGCCGGCGCGGCCGCCGAAGCCGCAGCGCACGGTGATAACACCGGTCCCCAGCGAGGCGGCGGACTGCGACTGCCGGCATCCCATATACGGCGACCCGTCGCAGCGATGGACGTACTTCGACGGCAACGGAAACGTCTTGGGCTGCGTGGCCCGCTACGATCCCGAGGGGCAGCGCAAGCAAATCGTCCCGTGGACGTTCTCGTCTGACGGCTGGGGCATGGGCCAGTGGCCGGTGCCGCGCCCGCTGTACCGGCTGCAGGAACTCGAGGCCCGCCCCGAGGATCCGGTGCTGGTCGTGGAGGGCGAGAAAGCCGCCGACGCAGCGGCAGGTCTGACCGGCAGCCCATACGTCGCATGCACCTGGCCCGGTGGCGCGCAGGCACTGAACCGCGCGAACTGGCAGACCCTGCGGGACCGGAAAATCCTGCTGTGGCCTGACGCGGATCAGGCCGGCATCGAGGCCATGCAGCGCCTGGCGGCGATCCTGCAGCCGATCGCGGCCGAGGTCAAGGTCATCGACCCTAGCGGCCAGCCCGACGGCTGGGATTGCGCCGATAGTGGGTGGACGCGGTGGTCCGATGCTCGGGCCTGGATCGCGCCACGGGCGGCGCTCTGGGGGCCGCCGGCGCCCGAGCCGGCAGCGGAAACGCCGGCAGAGCAGGCGGTGGCGGCGCGGGACGTCAGCACGCTGGAACCGGCAGAATGGTACGCGCGCTGGGCTTATATGGTCCCGGATGACGGATTTTTCGATTTGGTGGAGCGCACCGAGGTAAGCCGTTCCGCGTTCAATGCGCTGTACAGGCGCGTCCGGTGCCACAGCATCCACGCCAGCACCAGCGGCGCGGCACGCAAGATCGAAGCCTCCGTCAGCTTCGACGAAAACCGCGCTGCAATGGGCGCCCGCGTCTTGGCCGGCGCGACCTACGCGCCCGGGGCGTCAACCCTCTGCGAGCATCAGGGGCAGGCTTTCGGCAACAAGTGGCGCGACGGCAGGCCGCAGATCACCAGCAGCATCGACCCGCAGCCGTGGCTAGATCACATCGAGAGACTGATTCCGGACGAAGCCGAGCGAAACCACATGCTGGACGCCTTCGCTTTCAAAGTGCAGCGCCCCGGGATCAAAATTAACCACGCCATCCTGATCGGCGGCGTGCCTGGCGCGGGGAAAGACAGCATGATCGCGCCCCTGCTTTACGCCATCGGCGGCGAAAACAAAACCAATTGCGCGTCGGTCGAAACCGCAGAATTACAGGATCAATGGGGATACTATCTTGAGAACGAGTTGATTATTTTTAATGAACTGCGGCAGAGCGAGGCTGTGGACCGCAGGGCGCTGGAAAACCGCCTGAAACCGATTCTCGCAGCGCCGCCGGAACTGCTATCGGTGCAGCGGAAATTCGCCCACCCGATACAGGTGCGAAATCAGGCGCTGGTGCTGGCGTTCAGCAACTACCGCGACGCGATTGCGATACCGTCAGATGACCGACGATGGTATGTTTTATGGACAGATGCGCCCAGAATGACCGAGGAAGAATCGACGCGCCTGTGGGGGTGGTTCGCCGCGGGCGGACTGCAGGCCGGGGCGCTGTATCTGCGGCAGCGGGATGTGTCGCGTTTCGCGCCTGGGGCTACGCCGCCGTGGACCGAGGCTAAACAGATCATGGTTGCTACCAGCCGCAGCGGCGCGGAATCGTGGCTGGTGGACCGCATCGAGAAGCGCATCGACGAATTCCGACTCGGCCTGATCAGCGGCCCGTGGCAGCCACTGGTGGACCGCCTGCAGAATCAGGCGCCCCCGCATATCAGGCTGAACCTACAGGCCCTGCAGCATGCGCTGGCCGAAGCGCGTTGGCAAGACCTGGGCATGTGCAAATCGCGCGCCAACCAGACCGCGCGCCATTGCTGGGCGTCGCCGGACTGGCGCGGGACGAAATCGGACGCGCGCGACGCGACCGAGACGCACCTCGGGTCTATGCCGACGCCGATGCGGCGCGTGGTCTGATCGCCCCTGCCGGCTCCGCGCGCCACTCCAGCGCAACGCTGGCGGGAGCGTGGCGCCAGCGCCCGTACATGGCCAAAACAGCGGCGTCCTCGGCCAGATACCACGCGCGCAGTGCGTCGCGGTCAAAAAGGGCGCCGAAACTGCATGCCTCGGCGGCGCGCCAGGCGGCGATTGGGTCGACGCCGGATTCTGCGAAAAACCGTTCAGCGGCAGCAATGCCGGCAGCGCGGAGATTGGGCGGCGCGTCGCAGTGCATCAAGACTAACATTTTCGATGCTCCAAAAAACGCCCCGGCCGGCGATGGGCGCCAGGCGCCGGGGCAACGGGCGCAAGCCCGCAGGAGGAGACAACGGTCCCGAGTGGGACCGCGCGATTATAGGTCCAACAGGACCGCCAGCAGCAGCGCCAGCAGGATGGCGAGGAGCGCCAGGATCACGGCGCACCCGTCAGAAAACAATTACGGCGCAACCCCAGGGGTAGCAATGATCTGTCTCGCCATCAAAGACGCCGGCAGAGACGTAATTCTCGACGGCCATGCGGACGTGATCAAATTCCGCTTGCGTCGGGTCCTCCCAAATCTGCTCCGGCGTGCGCCCCGGGCCGCTGACGGCGTGAATCGCCATGGCTACGGCCGGGTGAGTCTCGCGGCTAGCGGCCCACTCGCGGCTAACGGTGGGGGTCGGGTACTGCAGTGTGTGCATTTTCGTTGCTCCTCAAAACGGCGCCGGCTCGGCATTGGCCGGCGGGATTACGCGGCCCACAGGGCGCGCGCAGGGGGGCATGCTGGGGTAGTCCAGCAGTGCAGGCGGGAAAGGCCACAGGGGCCCGCGTAGGGGCTCGGCGGGGGTGCTGGGGGTGGGGGTCATGCCGCAGCGCGCCCGTAGCGCTTGGCGTTGCGTGCTGCGCCGGCATCGTGCGCGGCCTTGACGGCGGCATACAGCGGATGCGAGGGAATGACGCGGATACGGTCTTTGTCGAAATAATCGACCTGCGTATCGGTGTCGTTTTGCACTGCGAAGCACTCGCGCACCTTCGTGCTGAAGCCCTCATACCCGCGCCCGTAAATCGTAATCGTGGCGTCGGGATGATTGCGCAGGCCGCCTAGGCTGTAAAACACTTTTTGCAACTTCGCGCCCCGGTGATCCTTGATCCCGTTCCAGTAGAACAGCGGCGCATCCGTGATCACGCGCGCAGCTTCGGCAGCTTCGAACTCTGCGCGGGCTTTCGCGGCAGCGATGGCTTCGGCAGCTTCACGCTCGGCCACCAGTGCCGGCAGGTGCGAGACGTCATCAAGCACGTCGTCCAGCAGCTTGATGCCGATACCGGGCGCGTCGATGCCGCATTGCTCGATGCCGCGCAGCATACGGCCATCGAACAGAATTACATCAATTTCGCAGTCGTCGGCGCGGATCACGCGCAAGATGCCGATGCGCTGCGCCGGCTGCATGTTGACCGTGCCGCGCACGGCCACAATGGCGCCGGTGCCGTCAATGCCGCCGTAGCCGGCAGAAAACCGCACCATACGGCCAACGTGGATCTTCTCGGGGGTCGTCGTCATCGTCTTCCTCTTTATCTGCGCCACCGTGGCGCATCCCAGAACCCCCGGTGGGGGGCTCGGCGGATGCGTCACACCGGCATCCGGGTATAAAACCGGCCGCCGGACTCGACTATGCGACGGTCAGTGACGCCGCGCACCGGCGGGCAGCCGGCGAGCCGGATCTCAACGCCGGCACGCACTGCGGCTCGTTCGCCGGCAGTGAGGCCAGACACGCGGCGCGCGCCTTTCTGCGCACCCCAGCGGGTGCATGTGGCTTTCGTGGCGTATTGCATCTTCTCTCTCCTGCCGTCAGTATCAAAACCCGAGCGCCACCAGGGCGCCCAGGGCAAGGCCGAACGCGATGGCGAACGCCACGCAGGCGAGGGTCAGGGGTACGTTTTCCACGGTCAGCTCCAGCGCACAATGGCCGACTGCCCGTCGGCGTGGATGGGGACGAAGGGGCCGGAGTGATATCGCTCCACGCCGTCGCGCTCCAGCGTCATCCCGTGAGGCGAGCCGCTGACGCGGCGGCCCCAGCACACGTTATCCGGGTTCCATCCCTTGGCGATCAGCTTTTCCCGCAGGGCGGGGCTCATTTCGGTCGTCGTCGTCATTCGTCGTTCTCCAGTGTGCCCCGAATCGGGGCGGGAATCAGTTTCGACGCGTAAAACTCGGCAGATTCGAAATGCGAGAACACGCGCGATTCGATTACGCGCTCGGCATCGGTGTCGCAAAACACTACGCGCCAGGTTCCCAGTAGCGTGCGCGTCAGCGTCACCGATAGGCCATCGGACGCGTCTACGCGGCGCAGGATCGGGGTATCGTTCGGGGGGGTCATTTTCGATATCTCCTATCGTGCAAAACGCACGGTGTAGCCCGGCGCGCCGGGCTAACCCCTACGTTCACGCCGCGGCAAAATACTTAGCCATTGTCCCGTGAACAACAATCGCGACGCTGGCTTTACCAGGCCGATCGGCGCCGTCACACGCGCGGCAGGTCACACACTGCCGCCGGTCGCCACCTTCGGGCGACGCAGGGCAAACAATCTCGCGCGCGCCAAGCGGCTGATCAGCGCTGCGGACCCGAAACGTGCGCCAACCCATTGCGCGCGCTACGTCGCGCTCGGGCACGGTATCGACCGATGCCATTACCAGCGGCCGCAGCGCAGCGGCACGGCGCCATTGGTGGGTGTACCCCGTGTGGCCGTCAGCGTGGCGAACCAGCGTAAACCACGCGCGCGCCGGAATAGCCGCAGGATCACCATACGAACCGATACGGACCGTGCGACCTGCCAGCATGCGCGCGCCGGCCGTCGGGGACACTGCAGGGTATGAGCCTCGAACCCACGCGGCAAATACGGATTGCACGGACTGACCTACGTTTACGTAGCAGCTGCGCTTTATCTCGAGCTCCGGGTTTCCACGGTGGCCACAATCACCGCAAATACTCCAATCCGCCCCCGACGCTATCGCGTCCAGCGGGGACATATCGGCGCGCAGAATATAGGTCTGCACCATATCGCCGGTTTTCGAATTCTCCGAGTGCAGCACAGCTATGCCGATAATCGGCGCGCCGTCAATCACGCTCGGGCCGTCGTAAAACACAAATCCGCTCGGGGTCGTCATCGTCATCACTCCTGTCGTTATCCGCGCAAACCGCGCGCCATAACCCCGACTCGCGGGGCTATAACTCGGGGTCAATCCAAAAACATCGCAAGCGCGACGACGCTTATCAGCACGCCTACGCAGGCAATCATCATTACAAATTCCATTTTCTCGCTCCTATTTATCGGGCCCGTAGGCCCGTGGTTATTCGATCGCGATCACGATCTCGATCACGCCGTCGTCCGCGACCTGCAGGTCGGTCCAGTACGCGCCGGGATAGCCCGCGGTGAACGCGTAAGCGGCGTCCAGGTCGGCGAACTCAACCCAGCAGGCGCGCGCCGTGTCGGCGCCTACGTTCACGATCTCGATCCGTGCTTCCATCTCTCTACTCCTTGCGCACCGCCCATCGGCGCGACACACGCATCATTGGCGACTTTCCTTACGCGAAACTTACAGCGGCCGTCAGGAACGGTAGGGGCTTTCCCTAATCCGGGAAAACCCGCAGCAGCAGCGTCGGTGGCGATCGTGTGCGTAGTCTGGTGGCGTCGATGTGGGTGGTGCGGCTTCTCTCTGCGTGGCAAGAATGGCAATGAAAACCTAAACCATTAAGACAAGTTCAATGTTAGTAAGTACTTACATATATAGTAGTAGTATATATATGACCTGCGATTCCACTGCCACAATCGCCACAGACACCGAAACCTATACAAATCAACAACTTATAGCGATTTGCGACTAGGAACAGGCTACCCACAAAACTATCCACGGCCCTTTTTGTCATGCTGCCCTGACGTCAACCCGCGTTGACACGCCATCGAGCGTGGCATGCGTGGCAGTCGGCGCGAAGGACCGCCACCATTGCCACCGATGCCGGTTCCCAGCGCTGCGCTCGCCCTGCCGGCCCTGCGCTGCGCTGCACCATGGCGCAGGCCAGGCCGTGTGCATGCGCATCGTCAGTATGCTGACGACCAGGCGGGGAGGGGGTGGGGTGCGGCGGAGACCCCCTCGGCCAGGGCCCGCGCAAGGCGTCAAAGTGTGTGGAGCCCCCGCACGAAATTTTTTTTGCACTACACTTCGCGGATGTTCCGCGATCTTCCCATCCGCGCCCGCGAGCTAAAAGCCACGCCCGAAATGCTGGAGCGCATATACGATGCCGCTCGCTTGGGTTTGCGTGGAGAATCTCTTGCACTGGCGGCAGGTATGTTGCCGGTTGAGTTGGCGCGGCTGAAGATAATGGACCCGATAGCCGATGTGGCGGAAATGAAGGGCCGGGCCGACAGCGAGATGGAAATGTCCCGCGTGGTATTTGATGCTGCGCAGGCTGGGGATAGTAAGGCGGCGCTGGAGTTTCTCCGTCACCGGCACGACTGGGTGGCGAAGACGAATGTGCAGGTTGACGTAAATACTCAGATCAGCGTGGTGGCCGCGCTGGAGGCCGCGAACGGCCGGTTGCAGCGTGGGTTGGCGGTGGAGGTGGAGGATGCGATAGAGATAGCGCCGCAGCCGCGCCCCGCTGGTAAGATAGCCGCGCCGCCGTCGCCTGCGGCGCTGCCGGCTAAGGAGCCCGTGTATGCCGAACGCTTTGATGAACGATAACGCTGCTGCGATGTACGCCACGCGGTACACGGGTCCGAGGCCGGACAGGCCGGTGGTTAACGGGCGTGCGGTGGTGACGGCGGAGGAACTGGCGGATTTCCGGCGGCTGTTCGGGGCCGATAAGACGCTGCGGGATTTGCTGAATGCTGACAAGGCGCTGGTGCGTCCTGGAACGCCGTCGGCGATGGACCCCCGGGCGCGTGGGATGCAGGGGGCGAACGTGGCGCCGGGGATGCCTGGGGTGATTCCGGGTGGTGGCGCGGGGCCGATGGCGCAGGGTCGGATTTCGGGTGAGGTTGAACGGAATGTGATGAATGCGCTGATGGCGCTGGGCCCGATGATGGGCGGGATGCCGCGGGCGGCGAATGCGATGGGTATGGTCGGTCGTCGGCCGGGGCCGGGCGATTGGAGGAGTAATCCGCCGCCTGGCGCGGATCCGGCTCGGTGGAGTGAGATTGTTCGGCAGATTGAACAGGCGTATCCGATGACGGCGCCGCGGCAGGTGCCGCGCGCGGTGGTGCGGGACTGACGATATGGCTGACGGTAAGAATTTTTTGGCGCCGCCGTCGGTAAACGCACTGGCTAGGGCGGCGCTTGACCCGTTGCAGCGCGCGTATGGGGCGTACCAGCAGTATGTGGGGCAGCCGTTCCAGCAGGCCGTGCGCGGCGGCGTGCGAGGATATTTTGGCTTGCCGCTGATGTCCGATGCGTCGGCGCTGGGCCGCGAGGCGTACCGCCAGGGCGAGGCACTGGGATTTACACCCGGCGTTGGCATGCCCGCTGGCGCGGTGCGCGTAGCCGCCGAAAGTGCGCAGGCGTTGCCGTCAATTGCTGGCGAAATAGGGCGCGTAATCGGAGGAATGCCTAGTCGCGCTGCGGCGCGGCAGGCTCAGGATTTTGCTGCGTATCAGCGGTCAATTCCGCCCAAAGACATCAGCCCGCTGACGGCATTTCACGGGACTCCGCATACGTTTCCTGCCGAAGAAGGCGCGCCGTTGGGACGGTTTCGGTCGGAGAAGATTGGCAGCGGCGAAGGCGCGCAGGCGTATGGCTACGGGATGTATTTTGCCGAGTCTCCTGGCACCGCTGGTTATTACAAAGAAGTGCTGTCAGAAAAAATGTCAGGAACCGGAATAACTAAAATTAATAATTCTCCCCAAATTGGCGATCCAGAATATGGCGATATTCTTGCGCTAGACATGGATGATGCGCCTGCAAAAACATTAGTTGGCAAAGAGGCAATAAATTACTTGCAAAATTATTTGCAAAGATTTCTTAAATACGACAATAAAGAAGCAAAACTTGCTCTTGACTGGCTGGAAATTGCCAAACGTGAAAACTGGTCTGTAGAGTTGCCGGGTAAAGACGCAAAGAAAATTGAGGGATCGCTTTATAAAGTAGACATCCCAGATGCTATGGTTGACAAGATGCTGGATTGGGATAAGCCGTTGAGCCAGCAGCCTGAAATTTATCGCAAAGTTTTGGAAGATAAAAAGTGGCGCAAAAGACTTGAATTTAGAACCGATCAACAAGTGGGTGAGTTAACGGGCGCCGAACTTTATGGCATGGGGCATGACCAAATAAAAAATTTGGGCATTCCCGGCATCCGCTATCTAGATCGCAGTTCTCGCACTGCAGGCGAGGGCACTCGCAACATCGTTGTCTTCCCTGGGGAAGAACAAAACGTCAAAATTTTGAGCCGCGACTAACGGCAGGCGTATGTTTAGCCCGCGCCGATAAACCCCGGTAAATTCGATATAAATGCAGAAGCCGATATACACCGCGACCGAGGAGCAGGCGCTGATGACGCGCCTGTGGGAACCGCGTATTCGGGACGACCCCGAAGCGTTTGTGTTGCTGGCGTTTCCGTGGGGGCAGCCGAACACGCCGCTGGCGGCGTTCGACGGGCCACGGAAGTGGCAGCGTCGGGTGCTGCGGATGATGAGGGATCACATCGGGGCGAACCGTGGGCAGGTGGAAATGGACACCCTGCGGGCGGCGGTGTCAAGCGGACGCGGGATCGGGAAGTCGGCGCTGGTGAGCTGGCTGATTCTGTGGATGCTCTCGACGCGGATCGGCAGCACAGTGATGGTCAGCGCAAACAGCGAGGCGCAGTTGCGCGGCGTGACGTGGGGCGAGTTGACGAAATGGTCAGCAATGCTGATCAACAGTCACTGGTGGGAAATCAGCGCGACGAAGCTCATGCCGGCGCAGTGGCTGACGCAGATTGTTGAACGGGATCTGAAGAAAGGCACACGGTATTGGGCGGCCGAGGGCCGGCTGTGGAGCGAGGAGAACCCGGACGCTTACGCGGGCACGCACAACATGGACGGGATGATGCTGGTGTTCGACGAAGCGTCGGGCATTCCGGATCCGATCTGGGCGGTGGGCGCAGGGTTTTTCACGGAGAACATCCTGGACAGGTACTGGCTGGCGTTCTCTAACCCGCGTCGCAATGAGGGGTATTTTTTCGAGTGTTTTCACGCAAAGCGGGATTTTTGGAAGAACATCCAGATCGACGCCCGCAGCGTTGAAGGCACCGACCAGCGGGTGTACCAGCAGATCATTGACGAGTACGGCGAGGACTCCCGCGAGGCCCGCGTCGAGGTGTACGGGGAATTCCCCGCTGCCGGCGAAGACCAGTTCATCGCGCCGCGCTTGGTGGACGACGCCGTAAAGCGGCCGGCGTACAAAGACCCGACCGCACCGATTGTGCTGGGCGTGGACCCTGCGCGCAGTGGCGCTGACGCGACCGTAATCGTGGCCCGTCAGGGGCGTGATTTGGTGGCGATTCGGCGGTATCGAGGCGATGACACGATGACCGTGGTGGGGCACGTGATTGACGCCATCGAGGAATTCCGGCCCGCGCTGACGGTGATTGACGAGGGCGGGCTGGGATACGGGATTTTGGACCGCCTGACAGAGCAGCGTTTCAAGGTCAGGGGCGTAAATTTCGGCTGGAAGGCCAAGGCCAACGTGATGTGGGGCAACAAGCGCGCCGAACTGTGGGGCGCGATGCGCGACTGGCTGAAATCGGCTCACGTACCGGCTGACCGGCAGTTGAAAGCCGATCTGACGGGGCCGAAGACGAAGCCTGACAGCAGCGGAACGGTGTACCTGGAGTCGAAAAAAGACATGAAATCGCGTGGCTTGGCGTCGCCGGACGCTGCCGACGCGTTAGCATGCACGTTTGCTTTCCCTTTGGCCCACAGGGAGTACAATGCCAAGGAGCAGCGCCGCTTGATCAGTGATCGCGGCGTGGTTTCGGCGGGTTGGATGGCTCACTGAGGGCCTCCGGGAGCGGTGATGGCAAAGAAATCCGTGTCTCTGAGCGTCGGTCGGGGCGAGAAATTGCCCACGTCGCAGGGCGCGGGCCTGACGGCCAAAGGGCGCGAGCGCTATAACCGCGAAACGGGGTCGAATCTCAAGGCGCCTGCGCCGAGTCCGAAGACTGAGGCGGACGCCGCGCGTAAAAAGTCGTTCTGCTCAAGAATGTCTGGCGTGGCCGCGAAAGCCAAGGACGGCGAGCGGGCCAAAGCCGCCATGAAACGCTGGAAGTGCTGATCATGCCCCAGAAAAAACCCGGCGATCCCGGCCTGTACGCCAACATCCACGCCAAACGCGAGCGCATCGCTGCCGGCAGCGGCGAAAAGATGCGCAAACCGGGCTCGGCGGGTGCGCCGACGGCCAAGGCGTTCAAAGAGTCGGCCAAGACGGCAAAGAAGGGGAAATGACATGCCTCTGGTGAAATCAGCGTCCAAAGAAGCGTTTCGCAAGAACGTGAAGGCTGAAATGCAGGCTGGCAAGCCCCAGAAACAGGCTGTCGCCATCGCGTACAGTGTCAAACGCGAGGCGCAAAAGCCCGCGTCTGCAAAGAAGAAGTAATGGCCTCGTACAACCGCACCTCCGACCCCACCGGCATTGCCGGGGCCCGCGTGGCTGCTGCTGGCGGCAAACAGGACGCGGATTTTCTGGCCGAGATGCGTCAGCGCATGACAATGGCGCAGGCTGCGGTGTCGAATTCCCGGCAGAACGAGCTGGACGATCTGAAGTTCTATGCCGGCAGTTCCGACAATTCGTGGCAATGGCCGCAGGATGTGCTGGCCACCCGCGGCAGCGTGCAGGGCCAGACGATCAATGCCAGGCCGTGTTTGACGATCAACAAGCTGCCGCAGCACGTCAAGTCGGTCACCAACGACCAGCGCCAGAACCGCCCCAGCGGCAAGGTCATTCCTGCTGACGACAAGGCCGATCCGGAAGTCGCGGAGATTTTTGACGGCATTGTTCGGCACATCGAGTACATGTCCGACGCGGACGTCGCCTACGACACCGCCTGCGAGAACCAGGTGACGTTTGGCGAGTGTCC